ATTTTTCATTATCTAAAAATTTATCCTGTGCTGAAATAATTAATCTATTATTGGCAATATCTTCAACTAATACAACAGCTGTAGCTTTAGAAGTTTGACCTGTAATAGTTTCACCTCTAGTAAATTTTCCGTAAGTTGTATCTTCAGTAATTAATTTATCACCAGCGTCTAGCTGTGTTCTATCTGTATCTAAACGAGAGGCGTCTAAAAGTAATACACTTTCATTTGTAGTTAATTCTGATTCAAGTCTAATACCATCTGTTGTTTCAACACTTGTTACAGTAATCTCCGCCGATTCCATAAAAGTGTAATATGATTTTAAAAATTCGACAAATTTGGGGTGGTCAGAAAGTACAAAATCTGGTATCTGACTGTTTATGAGATTGGATATTTTATCAGTAAATTTTGCCATCTGATATTATCCTCTAATAACTACTTGATGTCGTATAACCTACACCTGCGTCAGCAGAACCTCCAACGAAAGTGTCTGCTTCAACCGTTATTGTTGAATTGGCTGTATCTATATTTAAAATTTGGTCTCTTACTGGCACCACATCATTTGATGTTGGTACAACTGTTAACTCAATTACAGTTGAAGCTGCGCCTCTAATATTTTCAACAACAGATACATTTAAAGAATTAATTGTTACTTGACCTGTTGCATAATCAATAGTACCTTGTGTGTTATTTGCATATACTCTTGTAGCACCTGATAAACTATATCGTCTAACATTGCCTGCACCATCATCATCTAAAAAGAAAATAGTAGATGTATCACCATCAATTTTAAAACCTGAAGATGTTAAAATACCACCTGCATTTGAATTATGGCCAGAGTGTGGATTGTATAATGCGTTTCTAAAGTAAACATCATATCTTGTTGATGAACCAATAGTTGGTGTAAAATCTTTTCTAATTTTTAATGTAGTAATATTTGAAACAATACTTGTATCTGTATTATCAATTAAACCTATAATTTTAGAATATCTGAATACGCCATCAAATTGATTTAATGTGTTTGTATTATAGTTTGTTAATGTTGTAATGATATTTGATTTTAAAGTATCAGCAGTTTTTGAAGTTGTAGCTTCGTTGTATTTAACATTTGAAGTTAAAAGAATAGTTGTAGTTTCTGGATCCACAATTTCTGGTCTTACCGATACTACATTGTAATTTTTTAATTGTGCTTTAATTGTTTCTTTTGTAGATGTAGATAATGTAGAACCTTCGATTGGTTTAATTGCAATCTTCACAACACCGTATTGTGGCGTTTCATCATCTTCACCACCCCATGCACTAACTGATTGTGCATTTGGATAAACCGACTTAACAATTGTTTCGTAATCTTTTGAAGTAACTGCTCTATCTTGAGCTGTATATTGTAAAGGTGCATTGTATCTAATTGATTCTTTTGTTTGTGGTTCTGAACCGTTAGCTGCATTTGAAGTTGTAGAAACTGTTACATCTGAAAAGCCATCAATGTCACCTGAAAGTACAAATGAACTTGCACCGTTTCCTTCAGTTTTATTTGTTACAATATATTCTAATATAATAATATTTCCGTCAACAGGTTTTTTACCTAATTGGCCGTCACCAAAATAAACTTCAAATCTGTTATCATCACCCTCTTGTAAAAAATAAGATTTAGTTGTAGGTGTTAAACCTGAATAACTATTTGCAATATTATAAACCTCTGTTGTTGTATCGCTTGATGAAGTTTGTACTGAAACTTTTAAAGTTGATGTATCTGCATTTGCAGCTGGAATAATAAATTTTTGGTCAACATCATTTGTGTCAACTGTATATTTAAATGTAACTAAAGTTCCCTCATACACATTCACATTATCAAATTGATAGACGCCAGCGTTAGGTTGAATTGTGTATGATTGATTTGTTACAAACTGATAAGACTGTCCACCAATTGATGTTGTGTAAACTGTTCCCTTATCCATTGTTATTGATGTTGTCGTAGCAGGAACATTATTTACTTTTACGGATAAAACTGCGTTAGAAGCTCTACATGATGTTGGTGTATAACCTAACATCTTGGCTAATGAAACAATATTTTTTCTAATGTCTGCTGAGTCTAGGTACATTTCGTTTGCTAACATATTAGCATTGAAACCTAGATAATGTGTATTGTAAGCTAGTGTGTCTAAAAGAATGGCAAAACCAGAACCTTCAAAATCGTAATCTTGGAACTCTGATTGACCTTGTAAAAAAGTTTTTAAATTTGCTTTGACATTATCAAAATCAAAATCTGATACTGTTAATTTATTGGACGCCATTTACTTACCTAATTCTTTGTAGTGTTGTTGTGACAGAAACAGGATTTGGTAAATTCAACACATAAAAATTTACTACTACATCTATTCCGTTTCTATCAGGTTGTTCATTTACACCTATTGATGAAACATTTGCTCTTGGCTCATAATTAGTTAATACTTCTTCAATCTTTCTTCTAATAAAAATACCTGTCATTGGTGTATAGTTTTCAAAAAGTAAATCTCTAACACCACAACCCATTTCTGGATGAAAAGGCCTTTCATAAAATTGTGTATTAATCAAATTTCTAACACTTCTTTTTACTGCGTCAACATCTTCAATTTTTACCACATCATTGGTAACAGGATGTCGTGTAAAATCCAAGTCAAGGTCTACATAAGTCCTGACCGACTTTTTACTTTTATTAGTGTTTGAAGCGTCATAGTTTGCCATATCGGTAATATTTATACAGGTTTTTTAAATTAACCTGAGAAAACATTAGGAGAACCGGCAGCTACGCTAGTACAACCCGATATTGCGTCACCAACTCTACCACAACCTTTGCCGTTTACAAATACTGTAGATGAACCTGAAGCTATAGGTGCTGAATGAGAAGGACAAGGCACACCAGGTAATAAATGACCTGTATTGTTATCTCCTTGACGAGATATGCCAATACCATTTACAAATACATTTGACGAACCGGCCGCTCTTGTCATTCCTGAACAATGAGCCACATCTGCGTCACCTATTCTAGTTACCGCTGGCACGATTTAATAACTCCTGTAATTTAGATTGATATGTTGACATTTCTTCATGTTGTTCCTCTGTATGAGGCGGTTCTGGATATTCAGGTTCAAAAGATACTAACTGATTGAACGATAAAGGTATATCATCAAAGTTTGTAAACTTTAATATTCTTTTATCTTTAAGAATAGTAAACTTACCATACATCTATCTAGCCATTTTTTCTTTTAATGCTAATCTTCGTTTTTCTTGTAAAATTGATTGTCTTAATTTTCTGCCTATTGGTATGATAATTGAATGACACATCTCTTTACCTTTTTTACTGATATATTCCACACTAATCTCATTATCTTTAAAATCACCTTGTACGGCTCTAACAGCCTTTTTTAAACTGATTTCTTCTTTTTCTTTTTCAACGCCATCTGCGTTCCAAAACTTAAATAATCTCATTTTTGGCATAATTAACTTTCTATGTTATATTTTTCTTCATCAATATACGAATCATGTCTGCAATTAGCACAACAATGTATTTGAATATCATTTCCGTCACCGTCTTTGTGATTTTGTACACAAATTGTACCACAATGACACTCATGTCCGCAATTTGAACAATTTTTCATTATATTACTATTTATATTAAAATCCACAACTCATTTTCATAGCTCTTAATTCAGTTTCCGTCAAATTATCTTTATTTTCTAACGCTGATTCGCCGATTCGCTCTAAATCTGGCTTAATTTCGCAATTTTTAACAGTTTTTGAGCATCCGGACGCTAAAAAGAACGAAAGTAGAACAAAAAAAATTAAAAATCGTTGAAAAATAAGGGTTTTTTGCGCCATTTTTTTGAAAAAAAGTGAATTTTGTGCTTGACTTTAGTATTTATCTAGTATAGGATGTATCCATAATGAAAAACAAAGGAAAAACTATGAAAAACACTATATCAAGTTTGTTAATTATAACTGGTATCATAATGATGGCCGGTTCTGCTAATGATTGTGACGGAGATTGTATGGAAACTGCAAATTCTTTGTCTGAAATGATAATGTACGCTTTTCTAGGGCTAGTTGTGATGGCTTCTGGATTTGGTATTTTAGCAATTAAAAAATAATTTAAAAAAAGTGAAAAAAATGGTTGCCATTATCGAATCAATCTGTTATAATGGACACATAAAATAAGAAAGGACACTAAAACACTATGATTACTGTAAACAACTCTGCTAAGACACTAGACGAAGGAATTAAGAACTTGATGGCTGGTGCAAAACTTGACTATCAAAGATGGTCTGAAAAAGGCGATGGTATGTCGTCTTGGTCAAAAGAACAAATCGCAAATTGGGATTCTAAAACAAAAATCAAAGAAGGTAAGAAGTACATTAAAATTGTACAAGATACTGGCGTCTTTTGTTTTATCGTAAAAGAAGATTTTAAACATTTTAAAAAAGGTGATGTATTGAAAGCCGCTGGTTGGAATGCACCTGCTTTAAACTCTGCAAGAGGTAATGTTCTTGCTGGTAACTACCCTATTCAATGGACTGGTCCATTGTATTTGAAATAATAACTTGAAGGAGAACTATACTATGAAACTTAAATTTAATAATCTACCTGAAATCCTAGATTGGATTAGGGAACCAAGTCATAAAGGTCATCTTTATTTACTTGAAGCTGCTATTGCTTCAGCAAAAGGTTCTGAAAAAGGATCCTTTAATGTTGGTGATAAAGTGATTTTTGGCCGACCAAATGGCCGTAAACATCATGGTTTTATCGTTAAAATGAATCCTGCAAAAGCAGTTGTTGATTGTGCTGGTTCTAAATGGCGTGTGCCTTACTCTATGATGGAGGCTGCCTAATGAATAGACGAAGAAAAGTTTTTGAGAGGGTTGTTAACCCTCTCATAGCAAAACATATGATTGACCCTTGGACTTACAAAGGTCCTTGTATTGCTTCTGGCATACCCATTAAGTATTTAAAATATTTTAAAGAAGTGTCAGCTCATAAAAATGCAATGAATGTAAGATATAGATATAGAGGCAAATCAAAACCTGGTTATGTAAGACCTCAATCTTTTTGTCATATGAATTTTGCCGACACATTTGCCGTTTATACAAGATAAAATTACCGGAGTGTAGCGCAGCCTGGTAGCGCATATCGTTTGGGACGATAGGGTCGGTGGTTCGAATCCATCCACTCCGACCAATATAAATATTTCTACAGCCATGAGGAGAATTATGAAGTGGCACAATCAAACATTGTTAGTAGATTTAAAAAACAAAGTGACCTGGAAAAGGTTGCTTTGCACATCCTAAAAACATATGGTAATTTTAAAATACCATTTCAATACCTAGAAACAATCCGAGAATATCAATTAAAGCATAAACGATATTGGTCGTTGCGAATTAATTTTGAGAAAGATAAGAACGGCAAAAAATGGCCTGTTCATTTTGATTTCTACATATCTGCTCGTAGCTCAGCTGGAAAGAGCAACGGTCTTCTAAACCGTAGGTCGTAGGTTCGAATCCTACCGAGCAGGCCAATTCTATTGTGCCGGCGTGGTGAAACTGGTAAACACAACGGACTTAAAATCCGTCGCTAACGCTTACAGGTTCGAGTCCTGTCGCCGGCACCAATAGATTATATACCTTGCATACGAGGGTCTTTTGAAAAAAGATTGCGTTTCGCTTTTGGTCTTGCGATACTATCTTTACTTCTTTTTCTTAAAACAGCCCTACTAGATTCACTAACACGCCTTTGTCTAATTAGAGCCTTTAAGTCCTTTATTAGGTCCATAACGGCCTCCGTTTGTTAGTGCGTTGCTTCAGCGAATGCTTACTTCCGACTTTATAGTCCAACGATATGAATTATTTATCCATATTTACTGGTGTAACTGCTTCCTCAGGATTTGCTAAAGGTATTAAACCAAGACTTGTTAAGTAGCCTCTAGGTCCAATTGCTTTTTTGTGTGTAAATGATTTTACAAACTCCTCAATACCTGGCACCACACCAATATGTTGTTTCTTTACATAGAAGTATAATGGTCTACTAATTGGATATGAACCATCTTGTATACCTTCTAAAGATATTTTTTTGCCCTCAATTTTATGTGCAATTGTTTTATCTTTATTGTTAAGATAGTAAGAATATCCAAAAATACCAAACTTCTCATCTTCACT